TTATAGTTTCTGTATTCGTCACACCGAAATCTTTATTAAACGTAATTCTTGTAAAAGTATTATAAGGAGATTTATCGTTAAAAATTACTAAACGCCCTTCGTCATCTAAAACTACCACACTACCATTTAAATTATAGGATAAGCCAAGGGACGTTTTGTTGCTTATTTTATAAATGCTAGGATTCCCCATTACCCCCGCAAGCTCTGGATATTGAGAGGAGGCAAATATCTTGAATGATTTTATTAGTAAACCAGAATTTCCACCGATGGCGGGATATATAGAAATTGTGAATGAAGATGGAACGCATAGTTTAGTTCCTACTATTGAAGAAAGAGAAAAGCAAGAGCAATTAGGAAATATAGATACATTAACTAATGAAATGGATATTTGTTGAATGTAAATGGAAGTAATAAAAATAACAATCCTCTTGCAAATGCTGAACAGTTTAGAAAAGCTATTCAATTTCTTGTAAATACTTTTGATGAAAAAACAGCTTTAGAAGTTCCTAGTATTTATCCTGAATGGGAAGTAAATCATAATTATAAGCAAGGCGATATTATTTCTTATGGTAAAAATAGTTTGGGTGATCCGCAACTTTATAAAGTTGTTAAAGAACATACTTCACAAGATGATTGGAAACCGGGCGTAGGTACAGAAAGTTTGTATACCGCTTTTGGCGTTGATGAATCAGGCATACCAATTTGGAAACAACCTAGTGGCGCTCATGATGCATATAGCAAAGGTGATAAAGTAAAGTATAATGAAAAGTATTATGAATCTTTAATTGATGGTAATGTATGGGCACCAGACGCATACCCAGCCGGATGGAAAGAGATTGAAATATAAAATATAAATTATCTATAGTATAGTTTAAATTATTTATAATAAAGTTTAATTGTTAAATTAGGTCTTGATGTGCCTCTATCTGATTCTATGTTTAATGTATTTCTACCCAACTTTATTCTTGCCCAATTATATTCACCATATAAATACCAACTTATCGTAGTATCACCCTCTCCTTGATTAAAAACGAGAGGATATAAAGATGAGATATTTTTAATTGTTACAGTTTTATTTGTTGGAATTCCAAAATTAAATCTGGTTGAACTACCATTTATTAAGATACTAACTGTATCAGCGTAACTACTTCCGGTGTTAGTTATTGAACCATTTGCTAAAATTAAAATTTGACTTAATTGCATTGAATCATCTATAGTAAAGCTATTGCCAGTGACAGGAATTTCTTTAAATAGTTGGTTTGGAAAAATAAATTGCTCTTTTATAAATTTATTTAATTCATCCCCCACAAAGTTAGATAGTGTATAGGGGGTGATGAATTAAGGAGGTGTAAATATGAATCGTTTGTTGAAACTTTTGGATGTGAAGTCTATTGTTACTCTTGGTTTAACTGCTGTATTTGCATATTTAGCTGTTATTGGCTCTATTAGTCAAGATTTTATGACAATTTATTCTGTTATCATTGCTTTCTATTTTGGAACACAAGTGGAAAAAACAAAGAAAGTAGAGGATAAGGAAGATGGAAGTAAAAACAATTCTTGATAAAGCAAGATCATATATTGGTATTAAAGAAAATCCTGTTAATTCAAACAATGTAATTTTTAATACTAGGTATTATGGTAAGCCCGTAAGCGGTTCTGCTTATCCTTGGTGTGTAGCTTTTCAGTGGTGTTTGTTTCAGGATGTAGGAGCATCAAATATTTTTTATGGTGGAAATAAAGTTGCCTCTTGTACTTTGTTGAAAAATTATCATAAAGCAAATGGTCAGGAAATTAAAGATTTTACAAGTTTAAAACCGGGTGATCTAGTGTTTTTTAATTTTAGTGCAAATAAAGTTACAAATAGTTCTACAACTGAGCATATTGGAATATGTGAGGAAGTTAGCGGAAATTATGTAACGACAATTGATGGAAATACAGGAACAACAAATGAAGCAAATGGTGGGGCAGTTATGAGACGTAAACGCCACAAGAAATATTTTGTAACTGCTATTCGCCCTAAATATTTGGAGGTGGAAGAAATGACACAAGACGAATTTAATAAAATGTTTTCTGTTGCTATGGACAAATATATTTCTGAGAAAGCAAAGAAAAATGTAGACAAATGGGCAAAAGAAAGTTGGGAAGTTATTACTGATATGAAGATTATGGACGGGACACGCCCGTTATCTGATATTACTAGACAGGAGATAGCAGAGATAATTAAAAAAACACTTGTAAAAGCCGGGGCTTATGTCGGGAGTTGATTCGTGTGGACGCTAATTTAGCATCTATTGTGTGTGCAATTGTTGCAGGGTTTGTTACGATTATCAATACAATAATTGCTTCAAAAAAAGAAAAAGAATCAAAAAAGAAAATTGAGAAAGAAGAAGAAAAAGTAAAAGAACTAGAAAAGCGTGAAAGAAAAAGAGAAGAATTAGAAGAATTGCATAGCAAGGAAAGACAGCTAACAATGAGTTTACTTTCATCCGTTTGCAAGCTATCTACAGTGACAGCGAAAGCGGTTTTTAATCAAAAAACAAATGGAGACGTAGAAGATGCGTTTAATAGCGCGGCAGAATCCCAACGGGAATATTTTGATTTTATAAATGAGTTAGCGTCGCAAAAACTTTCGAAAGAAATTAAAAAATATGGTTGACAAATGTAGTTTGATGTGGTATAATATATTTATAAGTATAAACTGAAAGAAAGAAGTGAATGAAATGAAAGTGTATCATTTAAAATTTGCATCCGGTATGATAGAAGTTTGGAAAGATACGGAAGAAAATGTTTATAAAGTTGCAAAACTTTTAGTTAATAAATATAATGAAAAGTTTGTAACTATTTTTTGTAAAGGGAGGATAGCAAAAACCTTTTATAATAAAGAGGTGATTTAAAATGGAGAATAAAAACAGAGAACATTATTTAAGAAATATTTCAATCGGTAATATTGTTGCTTTTATGTTTGAAAATAAAATGATTTCTGGTAAAGTGGTGGACATTAGCAAAGATAAAGGGATATATACAATTTCTACCCATAACGGTTCTATTTTTTATGTTAAAAAGAATAGCATTGTTTGGGTAAAGATGGGAAGCCGTTGGCCTGTAGGAATTTATAATGCATTGAAATATAGGGGAAATTAAGATATGAAAAAGAAAATTAGTATTGACAAAACTTTGCAAGATATTGTTTATATTAACAATCAGATATCCGGCTTGAAAATGTTACTTGATAGTAAAAAAAGATAATGGAAAAGTTTTTTGAAAAGACGGGCGAAAAAAGAGTGTCAAATGATGAATGTACTGTATTTGTTCAAGAAAGACCAACAATTGATTATGATATTGGTGCAATTATAAAAAAATTGGGTAAAAAAAAGGCTTATGAATTTATTGATAGAGAGTATAAAGTTAGAGATTGGAAGCAATTTTCAAAATGGTTAAAATCACATGATTTAGAATTAGATCAAGTAAAACCATTTTTACATGTTGAAAAAAAAGTAAACCAAGATAAACTATCAAAGTTATATGAACGCGGAACCATTACGTTGAAACAGCTTGATGGATGTTATACAGCAAGGGTAACAAAAAGTGTAGTGCTTAGAATGACAAATATAGACAGAGAAATTTTAATTAAACCAGATGCAAGAGAGTGATTAGATTGATTACTCCCGATAAAGAATTTAAAATATTGTTAGCTTATTATGGGCTATATAACGGAGAAGCGGAAGGGGAGTTATATAAGGTTTTATGTCCATTTCATGGTGATATAAATCCATCTATGCAAATAAACTTACAAACTTCTTTTTTCTGTTGTTATGGCTGTGGTGCTCATGGTTCAAGTATAGAACTTTTTAAGCATTTTTATTTTTTAGATAATCCAAATAAAAAATTAACTGATGTTCAATGCATATCAAAAATGAAACAGTTAGTTAAAAAGCTAGTTGAAAAAAGTATACAATGTAATATTGACAAAAATAATGATAGGCTATATAATACGATATATGCAATATATAGTAGTGATAGCCAAGCATTTGGAAATAGTTTTTCGGAAAAGGAAAATCCCAAATTACTTTCAGCAAAAGAAAGTTTAATGCAAGCAAAAAATTTTTATTATAACCTTCCAACTCCTAATTGGTTTCGCCCATCTTTTGTAGCTTCTGTTGAAGAAGAAACTAGGACGTGCAATGAATATATGAAAAAGCGCGGTTTTTCTCCTGCGCTTTTAAAGCATTTTGGAGCAAAAGCAAGTTTAAATAGTTTTTATCCAATAGTATTCCCTCTTTTAGAAAATGGTGTGTTTCGTGGGTATGTAATGCGTACTTTTGACCCACAAGTGGAAGCAAATAGAAAGTATATGTATAATCGTGGCTTTCGTAGAGAAAAAACACTTGCGGGGGAATATGAAAAGAAAAAGCCAATTATACTTGTAGAGGGATATTTAGATAAATTAAAAGCTTCTCAAATAGGGATAAAAAACGTATCTGCCATTTTAGGCTGGAAAGCAAGTGAAATACAGTTAAAAAGAATACAGAGAGCAGAAATAAAAGATATTATCTGTGCTTTAGATCATGATGAAGCAGGAGAAAAGGGATATCGGTATTTAAAACGAGTTTCTTCTGTTTATGGTTTTTCTGTTTTTCGCTTGAGATATCCAAAAGGGATAAAGGATATGGGGGATATTCAAAAAGGAAGCAAAGAGGAAGAAAAAGTAAAAAGACAAATAGAGAGGTTTTTGGAATGAGAATGAAAAAATATAAGATTGTTGCATTTATTGATGGTAAAATAGAAGAGCGTTTAGTTGAAGAAACAAATATATTTAATGCTCTATATACTTACATAGAAGTTCTAAATAGTAGGGAAGTATATGAATATGAGGTTTTGAAGGTAATTTTATGTTGATAGGGATTATATA